GCAGACTGGAAGCAGGTTGCCGAGTGGTCGAAGTCTGAGGCGGTATCTCCTACGGAGCGTGCCGAGTACAACAAGATGTTAAAGGCTGGCGGTAAGTCCGCGCAGCTTGCCGCTAAAGAATTGAAGGAGCGAATGATGGCTGATCCACAATACAAGTCCCGTGCTGATCTGGTAGGTAGTTCCGCAGTACCTGTTGGAGCAGGCCAACCAGCTGCTGCTGTGTTGATGGACCGTGCCACATACAGTGCAAAGATCCGGGTTGCTGAACAGCGTGGCGATGTTAGAGAGATTGGGAATTTGCGGGAAAACGCAAAGCACTCCATGAAGACCAACCCGTACTGGAAGGTAGGTAATCCCAAAACCTGAAGATTATCCACCCTATAGGAGAATAGTTTACCGGCTCGCCTTTTGGCGGGTCGGTCCTTTTTGCGTTCTGCTGAAAGGTTCAACTGCTCCTCTTTTAGCAGAACTCAAACTTTAAGGAAACAATATGTCTGAAATTAATTTTGGCGGATCGGTTACAGTTGCAGGTTCCACTACTGGCGACCTATCCAGCCTGGACCTATACATTGACGAGTACGCCGGTGAGGTGGAAACTCAATTTGTTAAGAAGTCCTTCATGAAAGACTTCGTACCTGTCAAGCCCGTGCGCGGCACTGATACGATCACCAACGATGTCATGGGCAACACTACCCTGAAAGCTGTGGGTCGCGGTGCGCGGCGTGTTGATCCCGGTAACGCTACCTTCGATAAGATCACACTGACTGTCGACACGATCATCCTGGCGCGGAACACCGTTGCATTGCTGGATCAGTTCCAGAACCGCTACGACGTTCGTATGGAACTCGGTGGGGATCATGGAAAAGAGATAGGTAAATTCTTCGATGAAGCGTTTATCATCCAGGGCATCAAGTGCGCCGACAAGACCTTTGTGGGCGATGGTGGGACTGCCACCGGCGTAACCAACGGCGTTGCCAATGTGCAAGTCCTGGCCAGTGCCGGTGACGAGAATGATCCCGACAAGCTACAGCGTGGCATCGAGGATGTCTGCCAGAAGATCGAAGAAGATGATGTCGATCTGGATGGTGGTGTTATTCTGGTGCGTCCCGCGCAGTACTACGTCCTTCTGCGCAACGACCGCCTGATCAACTCCCAGTTCTCTACCGGCAACGGCGACTTCGCTGAGGGTATGGTTCTGAAGTCGTGCGGCCTGCCCATCATCAAGACCAACCGTATCCCCGCTGCTGCGATCACCGATCACAAGCTGGGAACCGCGTACAACATCGACGCCACTGAAGCCAAGACTGTTGTACTGGTCCTGCTGCCTAAGGCGCTGCTGGCAGGTGAATCCATTCCTCTGACCTCTGACGTTTGGTACAACAAGGAAGAGTTGCAGTGGTTCATTGACTCCTACCTCGCCTTTGGTGTAGCACCTAACCGCCACGATATGTGTGGTCTGGTTCGCAAGGCGTAACAATCTCACTCCAATAGGGTGCTCTGGCTTCGGCTAGGGTACCCTATTTTTTTGCGTTATGGAGGCTGCATGCCTACAAACCTTGCTTTAATATCCGAACTGGAGGCAGTGAACGTCGGCCTAGCTGCGGCTGGTGCAACTCCGATTACTACCTTTGAGAATAACCAACCTGATGTCCTGTCAATGCGTGCCCTACTCATCAGTAACTCAAAGGAGTTACAGGCGCGAGGGTGGTGGTTCAATCGAGAGTACACAATATCCCTGGCACCCGATGCGCAGGGTCGCGTGATTGTACCACAGAACGCATTAAGCGTGGACTCCGTTGATCCGTCGGACAACTTCACTGTACGTGGTGCGTTCCTGTACGACCGGGACAACGCCACCACTGTAATTAGTCGATCCATCGTGATAGACTCCATCACATTCTTGGTGTGGGAGGAGCTACCGTTTATTGCTCAAAACGCGATCCAATATCAAGCGGCCCTCGATTTCGTGGGTGGCGACGATGGCGATGCTGATGAGGTCATACGGCTAGAAGCTAAGTTTAATAAGGCGTTTGCTGAACTCAAGCGGCACAACCTGCGAAACGAAGACATCACTGTAAGAACTAACCTGACTGTATCGCGTGTTATGGCGCGGCGCAGAAACCGTGTCACTACCCGCTTCGGTGGTGCTGCTCGATAGGAGGCCGTATGGCTAACCGTGTAGACGGATCACTTATTAACCTAGTGCAGGGAGTTTCCCAGCAAGCTCCTCGGGACCGTCTGCCGGGGCAGTCTACTGAGCAGCTTAACTGCGTATCGGACCCCGTTAGGGGCTTAGCCCGTAGAGCGCCGAGTAAATTCATAAAGGCGTTGGTAGGACTCACACACGACGTAAATGCTTTCATCCATACGTACGACCGTGGCGATGATGAGAAGTACATTATGGTGTTCACTGATGGTAAGGTCCAAGTGTATGACCTCCTCGGTGTGGCCCAGACTGTGGGTGGGGTGGCACAGACGTACATAGCATCAACTGACGCTAAGAACGCCATGAGCGTGCACACTATTGGGGATTTCACCTTGGTGGCAAACAAGGAGAAGACTCCCGCGCTGAAGACCACCAACGCCCTTGACTCTGAGTTGATCCGCAACGGGGCACTGTTCACCCTGGACCGGCCAGGTACCTTCGCCCAGGTGTACAAGATCACCGTTGACGGGACAACCGTAACCTATACCATCCCTGATGAGGCTGGGGCATCCAACGTAAATCTATCAACTCACGGCGTCAATGCGATAATGCAGGGGCTGCACGACGGGTTCACCAAAGCAGGGTACTCAAAAGAGATCGTGGACAATACCCTATACATCTTCAAGGATGATGAGACGGACGCCACCGCTATACTGGCGGCGGTATCGTCGGATTCTGCTGGCCTTTCTGTTACGACCCACGCAGCGACCACACCCGTAGGTCTGCCGGTCATAGTCCCTCAAGGGCTGGTGATCAGGATTACAGGTGGCACGAGCACCATTGACGACTTCTACATGCGCAGCGTGCACACGGGAGGTGACCCATTCTCCGGGGGCTTCGATCAAACTCTGGCCGAGGGGTACTGGATGGAGGCCGCTAACCCGGACGATAAGAATGAGCTGGACCCGGTGACGCTGCCGCATGCAGTTGTACGCATGCCTGACGGCACGTTCCACTACGGTCCTATGGATGGGGTGGATCGCGTGGATGTGGCCACCAACATCGTAGCAAACCCCCTCTGGGCAGAGCGGTTGGCAGGTGACGTAGTTACCAATGCTGACCCGTCATTTGTAGGTGACTCTATAAATGGGTTATCCTCATTCCAAGGCCGCTTCCTCATGCTCGCCGGGGAGAACCTCATCGGAAGCACGACGGACAACTTCTTTGATTTCTGGAAGAAGTCAGCAACTACTCTGATCGCATCGGATCGCATCGACATAACAGCGAACAGCGATCAGGTAGCAATCCTGCGACGAGCAGTTCAGCACAACCGGAACCTCGTGGTGTTCTCTGATAACGCTCAGTTTGTTATACCGGGCCGCACAGCGTTCCAGCCGAGTACCGCTGCCCTGACACAGACGACAGTGTTTGAAGCAGACATGCAGGCTGACCCGCTGGCCAATGGACAGAACATACTGTTCGGGATTAACTACGGCAAGTTCGCTGGTATCAGAGAGTTCTTCACTGACTCCGAGTTTGATACGGATAATGCCGAGCCAATCACCCGCCACGTTGAACGCTTCTTGCCCGGACGACTAACGAACCTCGCAGGTTCTACTGACTACAACGCTGTGGTTGCAACCTCTGATGGGTCGCCACTGCTGTTCCTGTACCAGTACCTATGGGCAGGAGCAGACAAAGTGCAGTCGTCGTGGAGTCAGTGGTCATTCGCTGACACGGTTGTTCATTCATTCTTTGTTAAGTCTGAGCTGTTCCTCGTGAAGCGAACCGATGCAAATGCGTATTACCTAACGTCTACTGACATGCGCGATGTTGCACCAGTCGGACTAACTGCCAACCTGTACTTAGATCAGCAAGTGGCGCTTACGTCCACTGTCGATGAGGTCACGCTACCGTCAGACTATCCTGTAACAGGGTTCTCTACCTTAGTGGCGGTGCAGGGTGTAGGTTGCCCGTACCCAGGCATGCGCATCATAATCAATGGGCGTGTAGGTGACGTTCTCACACTGGCCGCTGATATGCTTGGTGGGACTGTGTACGTGGGTACGCGCTACTTGAGCAAGTACATCCCGACGATGCCCCAGATAAAGGACAGGGCAGGTGTAACCATCGGCACAGCAGACCTACGCGTGCAGCAGTTCTACCTGACGTTCATAGACACCGGGGCGCTGGATGCCTGGGTTGACTCGAAGTTCAGTGGATCATTTCAGGTAGCGAAGTACACAGGACGTAAGGCCAACGCTATTGAGAACGTACTTGGGTCAGCACCTATTGTAGATGACACCCTGGTAGTACCCTTTCGATTCAAGAGTACTGAGGCGGAGCTTCGCATTGAGTCCGATAGCTACCTACCATTCAGATTAACCGAGATAGAGTGGCGCGGTAAGTTCGCCAAACGAGGGAGACGAGTATGAGTGCTGTAAAATTAAACGCTGCCTTTAACGTCCTCGGCGGTGTGCTGGCTTATAACAAGAACAAAACCACACACGCGAATGATGTGGCGCAGCAGGCTGTCAACAACGCAGTGGCCGACCAGCAAGGCGACTTGGCCCTTAACTCGCTGGCAACGGAGAGCGCCCTGGCCCGGAGGAAGTTGGGGTTTGATTTCCTAAAGGCACAGAAGGCGGCTCTCCAGCGGGAGGGGTCTGCCTCTGTGCAGGCGGCATGGGCAGGCATCACTGGGGGCACAGCGCACGACGTTATGACCTCTGTAATGCAAGAGTCGGCACAGATTGAAGTCGAGCGTGACGAAGGACTCAAGGCCATTCACGAGCAGACGGTTAATCGTACCGCAGATATCATAGCAACAACGAGCAATAACCTAGATCACAGAAACTTCAGCAAGCCGGATGTGTTGGCTAGTATTCTGGGGATAGGTCAAGACATCTTGGCGGACAACCGTCGAGCTGGTATAATCTGATAAGGAGGGCGTATGGCCCAGGTCGGTGAAGTAAATCGCTTTGGTTCCACCCTGGATGCCATTGCCGAGATAGGTCGGGAAGAGTCGGTCATCGCCATGCAGAAGCAGGCGAAGTCGGAGTTCACTGAAGGTGTGATTGCAGTCACCCAAGGTGCAACCCTGAAGCAGATCGAGAAGGAGCAGCCGTGGTACAATCAGGTCTTTGGGCCGTCTGCTACCCTGCGTGGTGCAGAGGCACAGACGGCAGTGGCCGGGATCAATGAGTACTTCGCTGAAGAGGCGGCGTTCCTGGCCACCGATGAAGGTCGGGGGATGGACCCGGACGTGTACCGCGAGCGTCAAGGTGCCTCACTCAAAGCCATACTGACAGGTAATAACCGTGTCGATGAGATGCTGACTGCTGACATCACCCCGAAGATGGGTGCCCTGGCAGAGACGCATATGAAGGCCAACCGTGCGTATGTGAATGAGCAGAACGTACTGGCTGTGAGTAATCGTATCCTGGGTGAGTCCCAGAACGTCAACTCCCTGGCACGGAGTAATGGCTGGGACCATGACTTGACCGGTGAGGCCAAGGCTGTGCTGGGCGAGTCCCTGTCCAACCCGCCTGAAGGGATGAACGCTGGCAGCTGGCGCAAGATGCTGGTGGAGTCTGTGGTCGTTGATTATAAGCAAGGTTCGGAGGTCATGCACCGCTCAGTCGATGGGCTGGGTATTAAGTTCACTCCAACAGAGCAGCTGCGTATACTCGAAGCCCAACGCGGGTACAGCTCGCAGGAAGCCACGGACATCAATCTGGAAGCCGAGAACGCCTGGGGTAAGATTGCAGCGGGGGTTGACGCAGGGATTGTAGGTCCAGCGGAACTCCAGCGGCAGATGGCTGGGTACGAAAGTGCGTACGGCGACCTCAAGCAGCGCGGCAGTCGGGCACTCTTCCGTAAGGCATGGGCCAAGAACGAGGAGCAGATCAGTCTCAACGATGATGCGCAGCTAGTGCTTCAAGGGCGCATCGGCGAGCTCGCGGGCAAGAACTCTGCTGCACGTAAGCAGGGTGCCCTGGAGCACGCGTACACGCTGATCGACAACAAGTACCCACAGACGGTCGATGGGAAGCAAGCAGCACGCAGGGACAAGATCACGCTCTGGTCGCAGGCCACTGGCTCAGTACAGGACACCCGACAGAAAAGCCGCTTCACATATCTGACGGATGGTGTGCTGGAGTCCGGTAAGGTCGATCCCAGGTACACCACGATGTTCACCGATTGGATGGACTACGCAGAGGCTAATCCAGTCAAGGCGTTGGACATGATCGCGGGTGACGAGGCGAAGGCCCAGGCAGAGACGATCTTCAGTCTATTGCAGGAGGGGTCTGTTCAAGACATCCAATCCGCTGTGCTGATGGTAGATACGCAGCGCAAGAGGAACGTGGACTCTGCCTACCTTAGCTCGGACCTGTTGAACACTCAACTCGCGGAGCAGGTAGAGAGCATTGCAGAATCCAAGTGGTCATGGTTTGGCTTTCAGTCACCTCAGGAGGCGGTGGCTAACTCCTCGGCTATCTCGGGATTCGTGACCAGTAAAGCTAAACAGCTCGTTTCCAAAGGGTATTCCCCGGAGGTCGCTGTAGCATCTGCTGCCAAGACGTTTGCTAGGAACCATGACATCATCAACGGCCAACCGTTATACAACGCAGGCGACTCCCTGGCATCAAGAATGAATCTGGTAGACGGCACGCCTGAGACTGCGATCAACTTCCACATGCAGAGCCTGGGCTTGGAGCGCGGTGAGTTCCGTGTAGAGGGTATGCAGGGAGACTCGCTGATCATCAGCACAGCCGACCCGGATAACCCCGACTATGTGGCAGGGCTGAACGAGATCAGCATAACGCATATTGGTATGAACTTCAACAATACCGTGGTTCTTCCCCCGCTGGAAGCTGCTGTTGTGTCTGCCACCAAGGAAGTGACGGAGGATGCACAGCGTGACCGGGCTAACCTACGTCGCCGCAAGCAGGCTCTGGGTATCTTCACCGGCACCAGTAACGCAGAACTTGATGCGGAGATTGAGCGCAACATAGCGAGGCAGAACGAAGCCAGAGGTTTCTGGAAGAAGGTTATCGCTGGTGGCCTTACGGTCGGGAGTAATCCGAACTTATTTGATTAGGAGGGTCTATGCCCCAAGAATTCCAAACAGAAGAAGATAAGCTGCGAGCGAAGTTCGCGGGGCTGGAAGATCGTGCTATTGCGAGAGGTGCAGATCCATCTGACATCGCTAACATCCGTGGATCGGAGGGTCTGATTTCAGCGGTCACTCCCGGCCCGGAACCTATCGTGGTAAGCGTTGATGTACCGGTTGGGTCAGAGTTCAATGCTGACCTGACACCTTCAAACGTGGCACCCGAGCAGGAGCAGCAGCCTACACCAGAGCAGACATTTGGTGACAAGACTATTGACGAGTACTGGCAGCAACTCAATGGTGACTTCAGTGATAGAGCGCTGCCCGGTAAGGAAGAGGTGCCGGGCGCACTGGTACAGCTCGGTGCCGCTATCACAGCGTTCTCCCCTACCAAGGCATTGTTTGATGAGTTCGCATCTCCGGTGTTCGCGCCAGACAGCTCGTTCAACTTCTATGACCACTTCAACGAGATCAAGGAGACGATTCACCCAGACCACTGGGAAACGCTGGCCTCTGCCCGTAGCAAGCCCGAGCTGGACCTCAAGATCCAGAAGCTTGCCGATGAGCGCTTTGCTATGGAGACGATCTTCAAAGGCAACAAGGTCGTTGGCGGTGCTGCTGTTATTGGGGCCATCCTTGGTGATCCCACTACCCTACTGGCCGGTGCTGGCGAGTTCGCGATACTCACAAAGCTTGCATCGAACAGTCGCAAGATCAATGCCCTGACCGGTGCTGCCGTTCTGGGTGGGTCCAGTGCAGCACAGGAGGCGATCATAGCCAATGCCCGTGAGAGTGTGACTGCTGATGATGTGATCGATGGGGCTTTGATCGGCATGACACTGGGCGGGGGTATTGGGGCAATGTTCAAGTCATCACGTCTAGCCGACTTGAATGCTGATATTCGTCGCGTATCTGAGGAAACGCGGAACACCCGGAAGGGGGTGGATTATGGTACGGACTCATCCGATTCCCCCGGTGCCGGTGTTACTGCTACTGGCGACGACCTACCGCCTCGCCGCATGGAGCGTGTGGTAAGTTCCGATGTTGAGGATACGGTTGCTACTGGTGGGGCTATCCGTCAGCACATCGCAGAACTCCGCACCAGGGCTAAAGCATTCTCCTCTACCAAGCAGGAGAAGTCCGGCC